TTTCTTGGCCTTTAACCAAGGATTTGAATTGATTTTTTTCAAGCGCTTTTTGCCACATTTTAATTTCTCTATTTGTGTTATGAATTTTATTTAAATCTTCTTTAGTCAATCTCTCGCCCCCTTTATAAATAAAAAGCTACTAACCAAATACTGATTAGTAGCCTAAAGTTATTTATTAAATTCTTCCTGGAATCCTTTATGTAACACCTTTAATATCCCTCGGAGTTTTCCTTGTGTCAAATCTTCATATTCCGATTTTTCCAAAAATGCTCCTGCATTATCTCCATCCTTGGAAATTATAATATCATATTCCTTTGTGTCAGTGTTGTAATCGTATTTCCCTACATATCCATGCTTTTCACAAAATCTCTGAAAGTATGCTTCGTATTT